TTGCAAGGATTGCAACGTTGACACTTTCATTGTACAGAATGTAATGTAGTAGAAAGGATATAATAGTAGTAGATTTGCCTGTCTGTCTAGGCATTTTACAGATAACAAAACGATTATCATTGAACTTATGTATCATATCTTTTTGATAATCATACATATCAAATGGAACTAAACCTTTATCTACATGAACAATACGTACATGATTTTCTATGAAGTATTCAGGATTGTCCTTACACTTCATATACTCTTCAAGAGATTCCTCAGTCCACTCTATATTTTGTCCAACGTTCTTTAAATTGGGGTTGCCAAGATAATTTTCACTCGCCACGTTTAGCCTTTAAGAGTTTTTGTAATTCGGCAGTAGAACCAACGAAAACTGCATTGTTTACATTAGTAGTAGACCCACCACCCTTCTCTATACTTAGTTCTTTTTTGGTTTTATGTAGTCCCATTAACTCTTTGTTGGCATCCAAGCCAGACTTAATCAATTGACCCACTACTTAAAAGCACGAGGATGTTCAGATTGTTTGGCAATCTCTAACATCTCTTCTATTGCGTCTTGATTTCTTTCGATTAAATTATAGTAATTTTCACGGGCATAATTATAATCAATATCATCATCTTTACCGGTCTTTGGTACAATTCTTGCTGGTACTTCCGGCTTTATTTCAGAAGTGGGTACTATACTTGTAATTTCTAAAATTTCATCTATACGATCATCCTGTGTCATTTTTCCTCATCATCATGCCAAATTTGACCTTTTTCCGCTATACATTCAGAAGTCAAAGGTTTAATAATATTATGTATTTCTATAGGAGGTCTATCTAAAAATTCTCTAGGTTTATATACAGCTCTAATTTTGTCACATATACAAAAACATTGTTTAGATACATCTTCTTCTTTTAATGCTTTTTTACTTCGTTTGTATTTTGTATTACCTAAAAAATAAATGGTTTCATAACAAGATTTAAATAATAATAAAATATCTTTTGTTTTATAGTTTTCGTGTTTTTTTAATGAATGTGATTGATAAGAATTATGTATTATTTCTTTGTGTATTGGTGTTTGAGCAATACTCAATGTTCCAATACAGATTATACAAATTAATATAGAAACCCGGAACAACATTTCTACAGATTTACATCCAAGCCGGTTGTCAAATTCGTATCAATATTATCATTAAAAAATTCACGGGTAGTTGTATAACCAAAATCATCATCCGCAGTTACATCACCTGGGCCTGGTGAAACTGTAAATCTTGTTTTAATTCCTGCTGCTCCTGTACTTGTTGAACTTTCTTCAGTTATAAATTTCATTGGTCCTGTTGCAGTTGGAGATCCTGCATCAGCGTCTAATAATAAATAATTTTTTGAAAAATCTGTACTATCTTCTAAAACAATATATTCGGGAGGTTCTACTTCTTCTGCGGGCATTCTGAGATTCACTATCACCTGTTTAGTGACCGATCCAGATTTAACATCAGGATAGATATATCCTTTTAGTTGAAATCCAAACGTCCATATAATTTCTCTTCTTGTAGTAAAATCTCCTTCGTATGAATCTTCTGTAGTAGTTGAATTTAATATTATAGAAACATCAGGTTTAACATTCATAGAAGGAACGAGATTCACACTAACTGTAAACTCTGGCGTAAAGAAAGGAACAATTTGTTCAAAGATTTGTGCGCCGTCTTCTGCATTATCTACGGCCGCAGTAAGTTCAAAATCAAAATTATATGGAACAGGGTTGTATTGTTTTAGAATTCTACTTGAGGGTCCGGCAGTATTAGCCGCATACACTTGACCCATTGTATTTAATTTTCTGGTTCCATCATAAGTAATTCCATTTAAAACAAATCCCATTCGTGGAAGTGTAGTTTGAACACTTGCATCTGTTGTTGACATTTTTCGTATATGTAACAACAATCTATCTTTTGCAGAGTATTCAATAGGAACTTTAATCTGTTCTGTTATTACTCCACTTGAATTTCTTCTTTGAATGTTTATATCATTAAAGAGTGTTCCAAATACAGCAACGTATTTCCTAATAGTTTCGTGATAATAGGTTACACCTAACATTACAAGCTCCCGAACGGATTACCTTCGGTAAAATCAATAATAGCATCTGCAGCAGCTTCTATTTCTTGATTAGTTGAAGTAGTTGCCGCAGTGTTTGCCGCGGAAGATTGTGCATCAAAAGAAGTAATTGAATAAGATGCACTTGAACTATCGCCAATAATGTTTGAAGTTCCAGAAAAATTACCAGTCATGTTCATCAATCTTAATACTTTATCAGTTGCATTCCATTCAGCAACTTCACCCTTAACTGTAGCTGCGCCAAGTGATGTACCTTGATATACTTGTTCTCCAATAGTATAATTACCACTCCCTGTATTCATTGTGAAATTAATAGAGTAAGAATGTGCTCTTTCAATTGCATCTATAGTTTCAACACCAGTATTAAAGTTTTGATCTGAATACGTGAACATCTCACATAACATATCGTAAGACTGTAGACTTCCTGTCTGATAAAATATTGCTTCATCTTCTACAAATAGTATTTGAAAGAGTGCTGATGTTGTTGGAAAGTAAATCAAATCTCCTTCATGTGGCATAGTTGCTCTACCATCAGAAGTCATTCCTAGTTCACCAAATCTACGTTTAGCAACAGTAAAGGTTATTTGATCGTTTATCTGTAATCCAAACTTAGAAACAAAATCACCCGATCCTTCAAATCCGTCTACATTCTTAATATACATCTCAACCGTATGAGCACTATTATAAGATGCAGTATTATCCTCACCCATCAACTTATCTTCATCATTCAAAGTTCTTGGGCAATAATATACATCGATCCCATAAGTTTTAATGGATTCGATCATTAAATTTTCAACTAATCTTTGTTCAGGAGTATTCGTTCCATGATGATTGAAATATTGGTTTGTTGCCATTTATTATCCTATCAAATGATCTACTGGCAATTCATATCTTAATTGCATTTGTTCTGAGATAGTATCTAATTCTGTTTGAGCATCATCATACATTTGTCTACCATTCAATGTTACTCCACCCGGCAATTGCATTCCTTCAAACTTGATTAAATTCTGTCCCCATTGCCTTTTCATCAATGCAGTATTATATCTTTTAAGAAACATATCACTCCATATATCAGAATATGTAGATGGATCAAGAATCTTGTCTACTTCAACAACAATAAAATCATCTATATCCGCATCTGCTCCCCATGAAATATCAAGATATAGTTTATCCGCGTGGCGATTATATCTAAACATCGGCTGACCTGTAAACATTTCATTAATCAACATTAAATATTCTTGTGAAATTTGGAAACTAGATGCACCACCACTTGCCAATGAATGCATTTCAGAAAGTGCAAATTGATACTTAGAGGAAAACATAGAATTGTTTCTAGAATTATCAAAGAAAGGAACAACTCTTCGTACTCCAATAATTGCCTCGGCTATCGAAATATATTTGTTATCAAAATCACCTATTTCTGTTGCAGTAGATGCGTGAGTCGTTGCGGTTGCTGAACTAGAATCTCCTGTAATAGTTTCACCAGTAGAGAATGTTGTAGTAGTATTTGCATAGTATGTATTACCATCTCCGCCAGATTTAACTTGTGGGTCTTTGTATCTTAATGTAGTATTGGCACTATGATATGCGTGTACTGTTGCTTGTACACCACTTGTTCCTCCGGTAATTTTTTCACCATCAGTAAAAGTTCCTGTGGGAGCACTTGCTAATTTAAGAGTTGATCCTGATATTTGATGTTTTAAAAATGTATTTTCGGTTGCATCATAATGATACTCTTGATAAAATTGAAGTGAATCATCAATACAATCTTCTACTTGGTCATCATCTAGATTTAATTCTACTACAGGCCAGCCAAGTTTTCGTTTGCAATAATCTTTAAAAGTTGTTCTAGTAGTGGGCTGTGTCATTTCGTTGCCTCTCCATATACAGTTATAATTCCCTCTGCTACTCTTTCTACTATTGTACCACCCGATTGAGTATATTCAACATCATAAACATAATTTCCCGGAGAAATTGCCGCTGTTTGAGTTGCAGTCAAAGAGATAGTACAGTTTGATCCCGCAACTGCGGTAGTGAATGCTGTAACATTATTCGATGAATGATAAGATTGACGCATCTTAGCGGCACAAGTACCAGTAGAAATAGTAACATTCTGACTTGCTGAATTTTGCGCAGTGATTACTTGTTCAAAAGTGCATCCTTGATCTAGTGCAATATTTACAGTTTGTTTTTGGAGGGTTAGCGCCACGGTATATTTCTCCTAATTTATTAAATATTTATAAAGTTCTTTACTTACTATTTATATAACGGAACAAACTTACAATTAAGTTTTAAGTTTTTTATATGATGGGCATGGTTCCCGATTTTAGTTATCAGGTGTAACTGACCTAGATTACCTTTGGTGAGGTGAGAAAGACTGGGATTATATGGCATAACTATCTTTCCAGTTGTCTTAAGTTGATTAACTAATTGTGAAGGAATTTCATTTGATAATGCAGTCACCATAATACGATCAAATGGTGCGTGTTCTTCCCATCCCTCATAACCATTATCACATTTTGACTTTATATTGTAACCTAGGCGAGTACAAACTTCTTCCGCCTTTTCATATAAATCAGGAATTCTTTCAATAGCATAAACATCAGCTGCTAACTCTGCTATCACAGAAGCCCCATAACCAGACCCCATTCCTATTTCTAAAACTTTATGTTCAGGATGAATATCTAATGAATGTGCCATATATGCTACAATAAATGGTTGTGATATTGTTTGATCACATTCTATTGGACTTGGCCGATCCCAATAAGCGGTTTTTTTGTCTCTAACATATTCATGTCGTGGTACTCGGCGCATTGCTTGTAATACCTCTTCACTAATATCTAATTTAGGGCCATAACTTCCACGTTGTGCATGTTTCTCAATGGCTTTAATCATTTCATCTATCATTTTTCCAAATATTTCTCTAATTTAGATACATATTTTTCTATAGTAATAAAGGGTTCTTCGGGGTTAAGTGGCCATTTATAATTAGGTATTAATATTCTTTCAACCCTTTTCTTTGTGCTATCATCTTCATCAAATTGTTGAACATACGAACTAAAAGTAAAATCCACACCATCTGGTGGATCTCCTATAGAAC